CGGTCAATCATAACCAACGTGTCGGACATGATTAGCTTTTTGCTGACATGAGCCGACTTGCGAACCGCGCCAGCGTTGTCAGTCAATTCGGCTGAACGCTCTTTATCGATCTTACGAAAGTCAGGCTTGGACACGCTGAAGTCAGCCAACATTGCGACATTTGAAAGTTGAGACATTGAAGACACTCCAAAAGCTTGCGGGCCAGTCCCGCAAGGCCAACGTACATATAGCAAGCCAAAACTAGTGCGACAAGCGAAAAGAACGCGTACACGCGTAGCAAGCCTTATGCCAGTTTGTAACCCTGAGACAATTTGACCAATCACAGGTAGGCTCATAGTTGCATTTGACCAGCCGATCTAACGCACAAGCTTTGTGGCCCTAGAACGCCCATAAATGACCGTACAAGCGTTTTCGCAAAAACTGGCTAGGTAGATACCTAGCCAGAAAAATAACAAGCCAGTGACGATTTAAGCTGATGATTGTAGCATAGCTTTCTGGCGAGTGGGAACAAAACAAATACGTAAAACAAGCTAAAACTATCAAAGCAGGCTTTCGTAGAACAAAACATCAAGTTTTTATGCTGCAGTGCAATAACAGGCTGCGACAATATGTCAACAGGCCAAAACAGGCTAAAGTCAACTAGTTGGCATGGCTTTTGCTAAGAGCAAATGACAGACCAAAGTCAGCCAATTGGCCTAAATGGCAAGGCTAAACCGGCTGAAAATACATCATGTACGCAACCGGTTGCGATGTTCAGCAACCGCTGTTTTGGCGGGAATCCGCCATTTCGTTGTAAAGCTAAGTAAAGGGCTTGCCTTAATTTTGTCGCAATGGCGGAAAAGCGCCAAAGTAGCATTGACATGTCAATGTAGTGTTTGCGAGGGACGCGGTTGCAATTGTGAATAAAACCCATCGTTTTCGCGTGTCAGGGTTGACAGTGCAGCTTGGCGTTCGGCGGGAGAACCGGTTTTGAACCACAATAGCCTAGGTTTTGGCCTTTAACACTTTTGATCTAGGGGTTTATTATTGCAATAGCCTCAAAAAAGAACGTTCGAAAGCCTGTATTCCCTTAGTCTAGGCAGTAGAGGGAGAGCGTTAGCGAGTACGAAGTACCTCCCTCTACATAGAGACGACGGTTGAAAGATAGGCACAGGCTTTAAGCTTGGCGTTGGGTTGAGCTGGAACCGGTGGTTTGAAGGCAGAAAGGATATGAGTGACATTCTTGGAAAGTACGCGCACACGCGAGGCAAATTAGTAAATGCTCAAAGAGAGTAGAAAGGCTTACAAATGTGGAAAGTTTACAGAGTTAAAAGACTACAAAGCGGAAAAAATTACTTTCTGTAAATCCAGTATTTCTTGTAAGAACGTACTAAGCACTAAGTACATTTATGTAAAGATATACTACACGCTAAGTATTAACAGGAATGTCATTCATTCAACATGTTGCATATACAAACATGAGAATAATAATTCATGTAAACAACACATTGTTGTAATGTGCATAGCCAACGTGTTGGCCTTACGTTCTTGTATGTTACACGTGGCATACAAGTATGTAAGATGTAACGTTTAACATTTTTGCAACTTTGACCCGGTAGGGGGGCGATTTCACAACTTTGTTTGGGGGGTAGGGGGGACCCCCTGTTTCTACGAATTGTCAAATCGCCCCTTATGCATATATGTTAAGAATACGAATCTGTAAAAATCCCAGAAAGTAGGAAAAGGCTCTTAGTACAAATATGTAAAGAGCTGGGCTTTGTAGGTTTTACGTAGCACCACTCCCGACAGCCGGCAGAAGGTTGGGAACTGTCAGGCTTGGAACGTGGTTAAATGCGCGACTAGGGGAAAACCCTGAGAACGGCTTGACGATTGTGTGGCAAACGTGTAGGGAGCAGAAAGGTGGGAATGGTCCCACTAGCGCTTGGCCAGCGGTCCTTGGCCTAGGGAGCCCCGGAGGCTCGGAGCGCGCCGTAAAGTTAGTTCAAGTCATCCCGCATCGTCATGGCCGGTTGACCGTCTCGTACGCCCCTTTGTCCCCCAAGACGGTCAACCGGTCTTTTTACGAGATTTCGGCCAGTTCCCTGAGATAACGCTGTTCAGCCGTTTCAGGCTGAGCTGAGCTAGCGGGACTGACAGGCAATTCTAAAACTTCTTCCACAACGGCTTCGATGATCGTGCCTTGTGCGCGTGCCTTGGCCCGCTGAAGGGCGTCAAGGACTTGCCTGTCGGCTGTGATCGTATGTTCGATGACGCTATGTGAGCCGTATTGCTTCTGGCGACGACGTTCAAGAAGCCATTTGATGTTCGATGATATGACGCTCGCTTGTTTCGCATCATCGACACCATAGACCGGGTGGTCAAATATCTTTGGAAGTGCTTCGGCCATACGGTCGTATAGCCTGTCTTCGGCTTCGGTTCGCATTGCAGCCAGTTGAGGATATTTGGCTGTGTACGTGCAGAATGTCGAATACGACAGGCCCATGTCGTCACAGGCATCGGTTGGTGTCTTGCCACTGCTTATGGCATTGATCACTGCCATCACGTCTTGGATTACGTCATAGGGTACGGTCATTGTGAAAACTCGTCATATGCCATTGCGGCGTGGTTGCGGGAACCTTTGGCTTGCCAGCCCAACCATGCGTCTCTACGCAATACGTTGGGCGCGAAAGTCAGCATGAACGCGTCGGCCCGATCAGGACTATGTTCGCCTGTACGGGCCTTGTATAGTTCTTTACTTTCCATTTTGAGCTTCTGCTCAAAACGGTCGTAACCATATTGCAGACCGGTCAGTTGTATGAAGAATTCTTCATCGTCGTCTATGCATCCGCCTTCGATCAGCCAGTCCTTGCCTAGATGCCACATTTCATCACGCTTGCGGTAGAACAGCTCGGGCTTGCTCGATATGGCTCCCGGCCAGAATTCAAAAACCTTCATATGGTGGTTTTCACGTAGCTGATCGATTACGCCGTCACCGCCACCCGGTGCTTCGATGACAATAGCGTCGGGTTTGTTGATCTTGTATTCCTGCATGATGACGTTTGTCAGTTGGACCGTCGATATGCCTTTGAAGACCCGTCTTTTCTTGGTTCGGGCGTCTCGCCCTTGGCGATACGCAATCACGATCTCGTCGCCGCCGTATCTTGCCACGTCTACGGCCATGATCAATGCCGCGCCGGGATCTGGCCATAAATCCCTTGTCTGGGCCTGTCTGGCCAGTTCCTTGCTGATGAATTCGTTGTATGCCTGATGGGGGAACTGGCCATAGACCCTTACTCTGGCCTCATCGCTGTCGGCACCATACAGCTTGATGATATCGGCTAGCGCAGTCTTGTTCGTATGCGATACATCACGGCTGTCAACAAATTCCAGATCGTACATATCGCTGTGTTTGTCGAAACAATCAGCGAATTCGCCGGTTGGCTGTGTGGGGTTGCCGAAGACGAGGAAGAAGACTTCGCCGTCTGTCGTTGCGCCCATTGCTGCTTCCCAGATTTTCGGATGTATGCCCGAAGCTTCGTCGAATATGATAAGGGTGGTCGATGTGGCATTGTGCAGCCCTTGGAATGCTTCGACGTTATCTTCGCCAACTGTCATGGCTGTCATCATATAGTTCTTGCGTTCTTCATCCTTGACAAGAGCGCTGTAATAGCTGGTTGCCTGCCAGTCAAACCACCGTTTGAACAGGAATATTCTATGCCATTTGGCCAGTTCCGGCCATGTCTTTGTTTCAAGCTGTTTCTGGGTATTGGCCGTGATCACGCCTCTGGCCATCGCACGTGTGGCCATTACCCATTGAATGATCCATGCGACCAGCGCCGACTTGCCTACGCCATGCCCGCTTGATCTGGCTGATCGCCAGACCAGCGGGTCTAAACTTAAAAATATTCTTCCGTCGTTTTCGATGACATGCCGGCCGACTGCCTTGAGCAACCGTTCCTGCCACGGCTCCGGGCCTGTCCGGTTGAACAGCGGATTAAACGCGCCATCCGGTAATGTCGGCTCGCCCCATGGATAGGCCGCCATGACGAAGCCATATGGATCGTCGCGGAATTGCGCCGCGAACTCGGCAAGTTGCTGATCGGTTGACGTGGATTTCGATTGCTGTAACATGGGTAGCCAACAAGTTTGTCACACACCGCCCAGCGTAGCCCGGTCAGACAACGGGGTAAAGCCATGAGCTTTTTTGGCGGCGGGGGTGGTTCACACCCGAAGCCTGATCATCCGCCAACGCCAGCGCCGCCAGTGCCGGCCGTCAATACGACGGACAAAGTAGCGCTTGGCAGACTTCAGACAGCTTACAAGCAGGCTGCACAGACCAGCTATTCGCGCTATCTTCTGACGCCATCAGGCGACGTACGTCGCCAGCCGAGGCCAGTCAGTTACGCGGCTGGTTTGTTCAGCTCAACAGCTAGACCATAGTCATGGCTGACGGTGCTTATCCTACGCCTAGCATTTACCGGCTGAACAGCGGTAACCGGCCGAATCCGCAAGACTTGCTGCGTATGTACATGGAAGCGCAGCAAATACGTTCGCCGTACGAAGCCGACTGGCAAATGAACGCGGCATTCTGCCTGCCAAGGCATTTCTCGTCATGGCAGACCGAAGGGCCGGCTTTCATGGCTCCCAACAATTCGTCGGTCAAGCGCTATGCTTACGACGCGACGGCAGCCCGTGCCTTGCCAAAATGGGCGGCCATTCTCAGACGACTGGCCACACCGGATGGTCATAAGTGGGAACGGCTGACAGCCAGTGATCCAGCCCTGATGCAAAGCTATCGCGTTCGTGATTATTTCGATCAGTTGACCGACTTGCTATTCAAGTTGCGCTATGATCCACGCGCGATGTTTTCCCAGACAGTCGATGAGACGTATTTGGGCCTTGGCTGTTACGGTACGGCTCCAGTACGGATCAAATGGCGAACCAAGAAAGCTTACGACCACCGGGGCGGTCTGTCATACAAGGCAATGCCGCTCAAAGACATGTTTCCGCTGGCTGATGGTGATGGCATCATCGATACGATGTTCGCCCGGCTGTGGCGTACGGCCACACAAGCCGCCAAAGACTTTGGCTCTGATAATCTGCCAGCGTCAATCAAGGCTGAGCTAAACAAGCCGGTTCCCAGCAATACACGCTATTTTGAAATCGTGCACGTGGTTGCGCCGCGTAATGTCGAAGACTACGATCCGAACAGCCTATCAACCAGCCGTCACCCGTTCTATGGCTGTTTCATATCGGTTGAAGACGCGGCCTATATCGGGCCGGAAGATGGCTTTGCCAGCTTCCCGTATCTGATACCACGCACGGCGACCGAACCGGGTGGTTTGTATGGCTTCTCTCCGGCCCAGCAAGCCAGCCCGGCCATGGGCTCGGTCAATGCGATGAAAAAATCATTGCTTCGACTGGGCCAAAAGAAAGCTGACCCTCCGTTACTGGCATCGGATGACGGGGTATTGTCAGGCCGGTTGGGCTTGACACCGGGGTACGTCAACTATGGCGCGATCAACGCGCAGGGTCAGCCCCTTGTTCAGCCCTTGCTTTCTGGCGACTTGCAGCCAGCGAAGGAAATACTGCAAGACGAGCGGGCCGACATAGATGACGCGTTTCTGGTGAATTTGTTTCAGATTTTGATGGAAACACCGGAAATGACTGCAACCGAAGTGATCGAGCGGGTTGCTGAAAAAGCTGCGCTGGCCGCGCCAACCATGGGCCGGCTGCAATCAGGCTTGTTGGGGCCAGAGGTCGAGCGTGTGTTGATGCTGATCAGCGAAAACGCGCCCATGCTGATGCCACAGCCACCACCCGAATTGGTCGAAGCACGCGGCGAATATGAGATCATTTATACCAGTCCGCTGGCCAAAGGTTTGCACGCTGAGGAAGACAGTGGTTTCCTGTATATGATTCAGTCAAGTATTGAAGTTGCGTCAACGACCGGTGATCCGTCAATCATGGATCACTATAATTTTGATGTGGCCATTCCTGAACTGGCGGAACATCGATCCGTGCCAACGCGTTGGATGAATACGCCGGAACAAATTCAAGCGATACGTGACCAGCGCGCACAGGCCAAGCAACAGCAAGACATGGTTGATTCTTCGACAGCCCTTGGCACGGTCGGTGCGGCAGCGATCAAGGCACAGTCACCGGCAGCTACATGATGGCAGAGGAAAGCCTTGACGCGGCCGATCCGTTTGACCCGGCTGACATACAGCAAGCTACCGTTGCCGGTCAGACAGCAATTGACAATGCTATTCAGACGCAACAGGCGGCGTTGCGTTCTCGGCGTGAGGCATATGTTCGCGTATTTCGTGGTAGCGCTTTGTCTGGCGACTGTAATATCGTTCTGGCTGATCTTAAGCGCTTTTGTCGTGGCGACCGTACACCATGGGACCCGGATGCCCGCATACATGCTTTGCTCACTGGCCGTAGTGAAGTGTTTACACGCATACAGCAACATATGACCATGGCATTCGATGAGCTATGGGAACTGTACAGTGGAGGGGTAGACAGTGAGTAACGGTGGAATGGAAGGCGGTCAGCCAGCCCAAACAGGTCAGACAGGTGGTCAACCACCCTCTGCGCCATGGGCGGGCGTGACTGATGGTCAAATCTGGACGATTGGTGACAAGCCTTGGTACGAGACAGCCGTGCCGGAAGGCCCGGCCCGTGAATTGTTCAAGTCAAAGCGGTATGCCAACCCGGCCATAGCGGCGGCAAGCTATGCCGAACTAGAGCGGATCAATGCGTCACGTGATGACAGCAAAATGATCCGCATACCAGACGAGAATGCCAAGCCCGAGGACTGGGCAGCCGTTTACGAGAAGCTTGGCAGGCCAAAAGACGTGAATGGTTATGATAGTGTAAAGTGGGGCGACGGGGCTGATCCCGGTATGATTGAATTTGGTAAGAGCCTAGCTTTCAAGCTGGGTTTACCACCAAAGGCAGTCGAAGGCATCATGGTGACAGAGTGGAACAGCTTTGTCAGCAAGATGAACCAACGTGGTGCTGAACAGCAAGAGCAGACCAATAATGCAGCGCTGGCTCAGATCAAAGCTGAGTGGAAAGGTGATTTTGCCGCCAATCAGGCACGTGGCCAACAAGTTCTCAAGGCATTGGACAAGGCAGGCTTTTCGGAAGCTGACCTAGCCAGTGTCGAACGGGCTGTCGGTATTCCAACAGTCGTAAAATTACTGGCAACCATTGGTAAGCTTTCGGGAGAGGGTAGCCTTATGAGCAGTGGTGGCGGTGGTCCACAGGACGCGAACAGTATGACACCCGAACAGGCTAAAGCCGAGATTACACGGCTGACGGCCGACACGGCTTTTCAGAAGACCTACATGGGCAAATTTGAGCCCGGCCATGAAGAGGCTGTGAAGCGTATTGAAGGGCTCTACCGCAAAGCTGGTCCGCTTATGGGCGGGGCAGCTACACCCTAGGAGGAATGAGCCATGACAGACCCAGCCATGCCTGCGCCTGACCCAACAACGCCGACAGAACCACCGCCGGCAGAGACATCGCCGCCACCATCTACGGCGGCGAGTGATCTGCCTGATCCCCCAGACGTGGCTGCCAAGAAAATGGCAGACATGACTGATGAAGAGATCGAAGCGTACGAAGAAGAACAGGCTGCAAAAAAGAAAGCA